TGCATCGGTGGATTAGTCTTGGTTCAGTAGCCACTAGCTTTGAGAAGGTAAGTTAAATCAGCCAAGGTGAGAACAGCAACGAATTGCTCAACGGATTTCTCACCTTGACCGTTTAATCGCAACACACCCACGCCCATGCCGGTGGATTGTTTGCGTTCTGATAATTGGCGCATCAAGGCTGGCAAATCCAAGTTAGTGCGGGCTTTGATCTCTATATCCAGCCCTTTGATGCCGGTTATGTCTGATCCGTCCCGACCAGCTCCAACAGGTAGCGCGTTTTCCCAACCTTGCGCCTGTAAATACTCTGCTACAATTCGCTGAGTCGCATAGCCTCTATGTTTTCTGCTTTGTGACATTAGTTTGACCTCACATGACATGTGCGACATTCGCAGGGCTTTACTGTTCCCGCAGTTATAGGCTCATTACAATTGTCGCACACATCAATCTGTTTGTCTAAGACCAGCACTTTCATCACCCCCGTATTTATCCTCACAAATTGCACATAGATCCGGAAACAACAGGGCAATTCTTTTGCATGCTAGGCATTGACCGGGTTTCATACTTGCTCCTCAAGCATCTTGAAAGTGCAAGAATCGCCGTCTAAAGCGCGCGCGCAGTTCTCACAAACCAAATGGACTAAATCATGCGTTTTGAAGTCCAATGTCACAGCTCTTGTGATTCGCCCATTTTGGCAATACCAGCATTTTTGCGACAGAAAACTAGCAATTGAGTGGCTGACGGTGCTTATGCAACTTCCACAGCGTTTTAACGAATTGCCGTGAGGACATGGTTCCGCTCTTTCAATAATTTCTTTAATTTGTTGTGATCTCATCCTGTAATCAGCTCCTCATCCTCTGGCCTGAATGACCATTTGCCTGAAGGATCTAGAATCATCCAAACTGTTTTGCATTGTTCGGCTTTTTGTTTATAGGGAAGTGGACATGCCCAACCGCGATATGCACCTTTTTTGCCTGTGCCTTCACGCAATACACGCAATCCATGATTACACGCTGGCACAATTTCAGCGCCAAGCGGCTTTAATACTTCTTCCATCAAATCAAGTCCCGGCTCAATATCTAGCGGTGGTTCGATTGTTGTGTCCCATACGATCTCGGCATTTGGGTTTCTAGTTTCAATAAACTTCTTGTGTTCCTCGGTTCGAACGCGTATGGGTTGCGAAGGGCTTGCCTTAGCGTCCTCAACCTTAGCCATTTCAAGAGATGAAGCTCGCTTTCCCTTAGCAGACAATCCGAGATTTGCCAAGCATCTACCGATTGCAGATGTCTCGCAGTTTTCAAACCAAAAATCGCGATCAACGCCGCGATCCTTGCGAGAACCTCTCGCATAACCAATAGCGGAAGGCTGAGCATCCACATGAGTGCGATAAGCAACCGCCTTGAATACGACCACGCATTTTTCTTCATCATTACTCACTAACTCGGTTATGATTGCACCGTCCGGAAATTCTGTGTAAAACTTGTGAATCCTTGAATCGACATCTTCATACTCACTCAAATTGAACATCTAGTTGATCTCCTTTTGCATATTCGATTTGCTCCTTAAAAGTCCAGACTGTGCCGTCATGCCAAGTCTGAGCTTCCATAGCACAAGGATGACAATAACTTCTGACAATTAGTTTTGCTCCACGCTTTGAGGTGATAGTCCAAACCGCTGGCGTTTGTCCTCTTGGCGTGTTTGTGCCATATCGGGTTTTGCAATAACAGCACCAGACACCGCGCTTGGCTCTAGAAAGCATCCAGATCGTGCCAATCCTTGACTGCAAGTTCTCCGGCGATTGCGAAGTATGCGACTGCGTCCAGAAAATTATCGTGCTCGTTTCTAGTTTCCATGATTCTTGCAAGTTTGACCAAAGCCATACAGATTGCAATGTCCATTGGATCGATTTCCCGCTCAAGGAAGTCACTCCAGAGTTTTGATGTTCTGAGCATTGTAAGGTCGTAATGACCATGCGTTCTCGCTCTTTCGTCAATGATGTCTGCCGCATCAGTTAACAACCTTTTTGCCGTGAAGCGCTTTCGCTCGTTCGTATCCATCTTTGTATCCCCTTTTGTAATGATTGTTTGTTAATGTGATAAACCAAGTCGTGATGAGCAGGCTTGCCAAGCCACACCACAAAATTACTTCTAATTGATAGTGGGTCATTGTTTTACCTAAATCGCTTCTATTTCTAATTTGTCTAAAGCATCGACCAACACATCAACAATTTCTTTAATATCACTACGCGATCCGCGATTGGGATGATCCCTATAATACTTGTGCATAATCAATGCCAAATTGGTCAGCTGATTTTCATCAAGTTCGACTTTTACAGTTTTGACTAATGCTGTGTTCATGATTTCCTTCCGTAGTCCGTATTTCGGACACATGGAGAGAATACGCTTTTTCGAGATTGTCAATGACCGGATCACCGGCGTGTTTTATAACGATATGGTTTCAGAATTATCGATGTGGTCATCAATGGTGCGCCGGATGTCTGGCAGAATCTCATCCATAGCGCTTGCCTTCAACCACGAAGCTGCCTTGCTTATCTATCGGCACAGCCACAGGCGTAGTGCCTTTCTTATCGACATAGAGCAAGCCAAAACCCTTTTGCCAATTAAATGTGCCTTTTGTGTAAAATGCCTGTTTTTCATCCATTAAATGCCCCACCTCAAGGCCACGCAGGACACGCCCTAAAACGCCCCCAGAAGCCTCTGAGAAGGCCGAAACCCCTAGTCTGTGGGTGTGACCACATACCACGCTCTTTCCGTGTCTCCTAGCGGCTCCTAGGGCTGTTAAACCGGCATTGTGGTTGATAGCCTGCTCATCGCCATGCACCATAATCCAATCATGGGAAATCTCGTATGGCTTGCGGTGAAACTTGATGCCTAGGGTCTTGAAGCCCATGAAGTTTTCATACTCAAGCTCAGGCAGACCAATCAGGCCGGGAAGTCTAGAGCTTAGGGATTTGTAAAGTCGGTCTGTGTGGTTGCTTCTAACGATGTGATTGATGCCGAGTTCGTAGAGAACGCCTTGAGCCACATCTCTATCGTGGCCAATTGTTCCCGACCATTCATCGCGACCAGATGACCAACGGGAAATGGTCTGGAAGTCGATTTCATCACCCACGCATAGAACGTCATCAGGCTTCCACCTGCGGATGAATGCGGCAACATTTCGGACGGCTCGCTCATCGTGAAATGGAACCTGCAAGTCCGAGATGATGACGATTCGCTTCATTCATCCTCATCTTCTTCATAAGGATCATGTTCCGGGTTAGGGACTATCCATTCAGGCAACCGCATAGTCTCTTCGATATACCAGCGTGCGTGATCTCTATCCCAACCGGCACGCACTAAAGCATCAAAGGCTTCAACAACACCCGCAGCCCACATGTCTATTGGGCGTAATGGCTCGCGCTTATCGCGTGCAGCTGCACGCTCTTTAGCCTTGCGCTTAGCGGCGCGCTCGGCTTTTGTTGGTTTTCTTGCGGTCATTAGTAAGCAATTCTAGAACCATTGATTCAAGTTTATCGATGCGCGACACGATGTTGCTCGCTTCTAATAGTGCGGGAACCTCTTTGTGAATAATGTAGCGAAGTCCACCGACAACAATTGCACAAGATGAAAGAATGGCCAGCACAAGGCCAGCCCATTCAGTCGCACTCATCGCCTACCGAAAGCCGTATCGTTAGGGTTTAGCCACCGCAGGATGACTGGCAGACTCGCGGCCAGAGCTGCATTGACAATTGCATTGGCATCCCAACCCACCGCCAGATAGGTTGCTATTCCCGCTGCTAAGAATGATCTTGCCCAGCTTGCGGCGATTGCTTTTAGTTGTTCCATTTAACGGTTCTCCTGTCAATATAGGGATTCGAAACATGCTTGCATCTTGATCGCCCTTAGCTGTAAAACTTATGTGTATATGGGTGTGATGTGGGTTTATGCCGGTGTATTTGCGCCACTTATAGTTCTTGCGCCATGAGGCTATCTTGCCTGCAAATATCACATAGGAAATTCTTTTATCAGATCTGGCCAGTAGTCGTAGCTGATCAGCAAGATCAAACGCTTCGGATTTGTGGGATCGCAAATCGGCATCAATATCGAGGGCACGAACCCAACCGTCAACAGTTGGATTGTGATCCGAGCCAGACTGACGCGCTGCGTGGCGTGCATCGCCGATCCATCCATCCGAAGTTCTATCTCGATTGGGGAACGCATCGTCAATTTGTTCTCTTAATTGAACGCCTGCCTTGCACAGCTTAGCCATTATTGTATCAACAATTTTGCTTCATCAATTGTTATACCCAATTTATTTAGTAAAGCTTGGCGAGATTCTAAAAGCGCTTGTTCTTTTTGCAGTCTTTCAAATAAATCATTTGCCCAAATTTCAATCATTTGATCATAATCCGCAGACTCTAAAACTTGATAACCTTGTTCCTCTGACCCAATCTTTATCTGTGGATGATCCTTTTTTAATTGTGTAATTATTTGTTCTTTTGTCATTATGCGTCCACCAATCCATAGATTCGAACAGTTCCGGTTATTGTTCCGGCGTTTGGATAGAATTTAATTCCGTCAAATTGCGTAGTTGCTGCGAAAGTGTAAGCGCTGTTTTGTGTATGGAAAGCACCATGAGCATTCAGAGCATTCGCTTGTGTTCTTTCTGCCACTTGCGGAGTATTGAGAAAAATCTGTGCGCGACAACCGTTGCTGTTGCAACCAAGCCCTGCGCCCCATTCATTTACGCCGTTATTGTATTGATTAGCAGCGGCTCCCGTTGTATTTACAACGGCATTTACGGTCAATGCATAATTGGCAGTTGTATTGTCACTTCCGCTAGCTCGCATCCGCCAATAAACATCTACCGCAGTTACGGCTGAAGTTATATCTAATTCAATAAAATAATTGCGATATGTCGAAGTAAAAATTGAATCTTTTGTATAAGCGGAAGAAGTAGTAAACGATTCAGCCGCTAGTAAAACCATAGCTCCACCACCGCCAGCGGCGGCAGCCCATTTCAAACCTGTTGCGGTGCTTGAATCTACTTGCAGAGTGTGACCATTTGTTCCACCGACTGCCAATCTTGCAAAAGTATCCGCGCCGGTTCCGACAATTAAATCACCTTTGGCATCAATGGCAGTTGCCATTGAGTTTGTGATTGTGACATCGCCTGAAGTGCCACCGCCTGAAATTCCCGTTCCAGCCGTGACACCTGTTATGTCTCCGCTTGATCCAACGCCAACCCATGCGCTGCCGTTGTAAACTTCAACAGCGTTAGTGTCATCAAGATAAGAAACCATGCCTTCAGCCAATACGCCTGAAAGTGCAGTAGTGCGTGCGGTTGAGTTAGCAAATCTCATGACCGCTTGCTCTTGAAGGTATGTGTTCACCTGAGCTGCCGTGAGAACATCCCCGGTGTTGAATAGTTTGTAGCCTGCTCCTGCCATTGGTTCTCCTTAGTAGCTCAGGACATCTTCGCCAAGTATACCGTCAATGGACGATCCTAAGACGAAACCTGAGACGAGTGGTTCGGATGTGAAAAGTGTGGTATTCCATGAGCGTTTAGTGACATCGTGATGAATGCCGATTACCACGGAATTTTGCGTAAAGGTAGTGCTACCGGGCATAGTTTTTGAAACGGTGATGCCGTCCAATAGCTCAATGTCAACGCCTGCAAGTGGCTTGTTGACATTTGTATCATCGTAAAGATTTAGCTGAATGCTATCTATGCGTGGCTCAGGATCCTTGCGAGTTGCCAGAATCGCTTTCGCTTGGTTGAGAGCCTCTGCATCGGTCTGCACAAGTATGCCGTCACGAACGCCTGAATGGAGAAAGAATTGAGTAATGGATGCTGAGTCGCTTGCCGTCTGCGCTGTGCCACCTGCACGCGTCACAGAGACGCTATTGATAAGCGTAGTGTCATCGTAGGCAAATTCGGCTTGCTGATAGGAAATGTCCGTGCCGTCATCGTTGAAGTCATATATGGCCGTGCTAGGTGTGCTGATTGTTGCGTTGCGATTCTTGAAATTGACCCGGCCTTCACCGTCTAGGAATATGCCACCGAACTCAGAGTTTTCTACCGTCTGGAGCGCATCAAGAACATTGCGCTGAGTGCCGGGATCGGCTTGCAGCGTTGAGTTGCCGGTGTCAATGGCACGCAAGGAAACAGGGAAATTGATTTGATCAAGGATTGCATTCACACGAGCGCCTGAATCCTGACCGGCTGGAGAACTTGCCACCGTAGTAATTGAAGATCCAGCAAGTAAGCGGAAAGCATCAAAGCAACGCAAGGTGACGCGGCTGACATCTTCGTTGCCTTGCCAAAAGCCCGTATCATAGGACTGAATGAAGCCGCTGAATAGGTAATAATCGCTCCCGCCATAGGTGGCATAGATGATAATTTGTCTAAGTGGCACTAAATCTGGATAGTAGGCGCTAGCGGGATTAGTAGGGTTCCAATCGCCGTTCTGATCGTAAAGAGTCACATCGGCTGTGCCCGGCTCAAATTTGCTTGTTATTCGGTTCCTGCCGCGCCTTATAGCCACGCGTTCGACTAGGTTAGTGATTTCCACCGGCAAGGTTCCTGAGCCAAGCCTATTCGTGCCTAGAATGCCTTTTGTGGCACTACCTAGGATGAGTGGGTTTGTCTCAAATGCGGTGTCGCTATCGAAGTCAACGAACACCCTGATTTGCGGTGCTGGCATTAGATAGCCACCGAGTTGAGAAGGATACCCTTCCCGCTCTTTTGAGCCTTGTAAATCTCATTCGTAATCATGTCTACTAGGTCTGCATCGCTTGTGACTGATCCCATGACATTCACATTTGTCACAAAGGTATCGCCTACCGCTTGCCAATTGAGTTGCGGGTTAGATAACACATTACTGAAAGCTTCAACGAACATGCGTGGATCATCAAGCGCAGCTGCTCCGACATTACTTGGAACAACAAAAGGCGTGCCACTAGGCGAGAAGATTACGCCACTTCCACGGCCTTCAGCTTGAGCAACGGCCTGTGAAGCCGTTTCTGCTACCTGTGCAGCACCGCCCGGCGTGGTTGTCACGCCACCGGCAGACAAAGCGGGAACCTTGTTCAGTTCGGCATTGATTTTCTTAATTTGACTCAAGATATTAGCCATGACATCTGGCCAATCCTCAAATGGGTTTTTAGCCTTTGGTATGGATGCCACGCCTAGTTTGACCAACGAGAGAGCAGCCTGAGCATTGATTAACTTAAAAATGACATCATCAACAGTATCACCGGCTTTAATAATGACGCCGACACTCTCAAGGGCTGCCGCGTTGGTTGCCAGCACCGCCAAAGATAGTTTCTCAGCTGCTTCAGCATTTTTCGTATTAATAGCCAACAAAGCCGTGAGTCGCAAGCGTTGATTCTCATCAATTCTGCCTTGCAGAGCGGCAACAATCTGGATGTTCTCCATATCAAACACCGTGCCTGCACGCTTAAGCATTTGTGTTTCGCGCTCACGCTTTTGAGCTTCTTTTTCACGCTTAGCGCGTTCACGCTCGCTCTTGGCTTGTAATGCGGCCAAACGCTTGGCTCGGGCTTCAGCTTCTTTTTCTAGTTTTCTGCGTTGCGCTAGAAGTGCAGGTTCTCCAACGCCTAAGCGTGGGAACATCAATGGTCTACTTGCAGCACCGCGCTCTTGTAATCCTGCTAATGCTTGTGCTAATGGATTGCCAGATCTTGCAGCAAAATCAAGCATTTGTTGTAAGCCACCTTCGCCGGCAAATGCTTGAGTGACTTCGCCAAGTAATGAACCAACGCCACGAATAACATCGGCGCTAATGGTTCCAAATTCTTCCATGGCTGAAGTTGCGCCTTGAATGCCGCTATCACCTGCGAGCATGGCAAACGCATCGACTAAACCTTCACCGATGCTCTCAGTCATGTTCTGATAACTGACATTAATCAAACTTAATTGACCTGCGTAAGTCTGAAGATAAGCCGCGTTCTGACCGCTAAACTGTTTGTTTAAGCGAGTTTGTAAATCTGCAAAATTGGCAGTCCTAAGCTCTGAAACGCTGAGTCCGAGATTGTATTTAGACAATCCGCGTGTCTGGCCGACAAATGCTCGAGTTAAATCTGAAACCACCGTTTCAAGGGACTGACCGCTTCCACGGCTGACATCGATTGCCATTGAAAGCAATTCTTGAGACTTTGTAAATGACCCGGTGGTCTGCAATAGTCGACCCATGGCCGGGCGCAATTGGTCATCTAAAACGCCGGTTTGCTGTTCAAGTGACTTGATAAATGCCTGCACCTGAGGATCTTCAAATGCCATTCCTAGATTCTTAAGAGTCTGCGTTAACTTGAATGCGGCTGCCTGATCTTCTTTGAATGCGTTAAGTGATACCTTGGCAAACTTTGTGACGGCTGCTACTGAGAATGCTGCCGCAAGTTTCTTGCCTAAATTGTCAAATGTTTTTCCAAGGCCATTTGAAGCCTTGGTTGCATCATCAAATCCTTTTTTCTTAAACTCGCCAATGATGTTGACTAGGATATTTGATGCCGAACTCATGCCGCTTTCTCCGCTCTGGAATTCTTAACTTCTTTAGCAAATAAATTGGCTGTGTTCTCTAATGCCTTCATGATTGCATCAAGAGCCTTGCCTTGGTTGCGATCATAAGCTGCATACAATAAACGCCCTGTGGTAATGCGACCCTTGCCCGCAAAATCTTTGAGCGCGCCAATTTGATTCATGGAACCAATAAACTGTGCACCGGCTCTTGGGTTATTGCTTGCGCTTCTTGGGCTTCCGTCTGCGTTTCTACGGCCGGCGGTTTCAATAATCGCGCCTAGTCTGGATCTATTGAGAAGCGTAAACATGCTTACAAATCCTGAGCGGTCATTACGCTTCTTAGCCAATGAATAAGTTAAACCCTTGCGAATAACTGTCGCATCATAAGAAGGAAAAGCATCCTCGCGACCTGTGCGGCTTTTGCGAGTATAACCGGGACTATTGAAATTGCGAAGTGCTGATTGACCGGGAACATGCGCCCTTGCATCGGCAACAATAGGTTTAAGAGCTAATTTGACTTGCGCGTCTAATTCCTTGCGTAAATCCGGCGCATACTTATTGAGGGCTTTCCTAAGCCCTACGATGCCCTCGACTACGACTGGCAAGTTTGCGCTCCTCGCTTTGTTTCTTTATCACCGCGTAGAACGCTTTAAGCAAATCAGCGTCCATGTTGATGAACTCACTTGGCGCGATACCCAGATTGACCGACAATTCAGCTATTCGGTAAGTCCAAGTCTCGCGCGTTATCCATTTGGGGAATTGTCCTCAACCTCTACTGATTTCAAGGTTTCTAGGAACTTATCCCCAAACGGAAACACATCGGGAGCGCCTGCTCTACGCAAGCATTCCCATGCCAGCCAATAGATGTCCGATTGCTTTTGATCCTCGCGAAAGGCCTTGAAAAAACCCTTCTTGGCGTATTGCTCAAAAGCGTATTCGATAGCCGGAGTTAACTCGTGTGTTGACTCTGTGCCGTCTGCCCTAACAATTTTTAGCTGTGCCATGTTGCCCCTTTACTTATTTAGAATGTGCCGGTGTCGGCAATTGTGACAAC